GGTTGTAAATGTTTTTCACTTCAACCATCCTACCATACCGTTTAGAACTTTTGTCCGTGTTTATGCCATCTGGTGAGGCAGCCAAGTAATGAATGTCCTTATGTGGAATACACCCAAACTCGGAAACGGTCGTATTGTAGTGTTTCTCATACCACTCAATAGAGACATCCTCGTATTTTTGTCCCCAATGCATAGGCGAGTCCATATTAACCCGATTATATTTATCGAGATTAACTGGCTCGCATTTGTCGTAAATGATTTGGTTCTTAGATTTTTCACTACCATACGCCTTCCATATACTGCTGGCAGTAAGAACTTTTTGGCGAAATAAATACCATTCATTAGTTCGTTGCTCTGGTTGCGGTATGTTCTTCAAGTAGGTAAGCTTTTCAGATATCATATTAATATTCGGAAGTTTGATTATAATACTTCTAGCATAAGAGCGGCGTGGGTTGTGTACGGTATAATAGTGCCGCATTGCCTCGTTGATTGCGCGTCTGATAAGGGAGTCGGAATTGACCGCGCCTATTTTAACAGCGTCAATTTTAATAGCATCCTCTAGCTGAATATTGATGAGATTAGTAACCTCATCAATAATAATATCGTGAAACTTGGGCTTCGCGTAGAGCATCGGTTCGGATGTAATCAACTCGTCAACTAGAATAATTATCCCCTCTAGAAGATCATCGTAATCATCTGTATCAACGTCAGTCATATATATTGTTATTATATAGCTTTAATAAGATTAAAAAATCTTCAATTTTCTATTTAAAGATTATTATTCCTTTGAGGTCTCCTTCTTTCGACGCGGTTTTTTATCCTTGGAGGCATCTTTCTTTTTCTTACTATCGGGCGTCAAGTGTTTAATCGTAGACGTACGCTTGTCGTTACGTTTTAGTGTAAATTTACGCGTAGCCGGATTAAATGTAAGCGATGGAATGGTCTTAATAATTCCCAGGTCCTTGTCATACGTAACGTCCTTTATGCTTGTGAGACGTTTTCGGTCCATTGCGGTAATAAGATAATTTTCTAACTCTTTCTTTTCTTCATCGGTGATGTCGTTTACATTGCTATAGTCGGACGTATAATTTTTGATTTTATTTATTTTCGCGGTCTTATTAAGTTTGCTCCATGGCTCGGCCTTATTCTGTTTCAACTCCTTGTCCAACATAAGCCCGATGTCGACTTCGCTTGTGTCTGTTACGCTAGTATTATTCTGTTTATTTCCGGTAATAAACATAGTTTTATACCTTATATCTTTAAGCTCTTGACACGTTTCATCTTTATTCATTTTATTATAATAGTAAAATGAGTTTAACTACTTTTTTAATATGCTAATATTTACTTAAAAAAAATAGACGGATTATATACCTATGAAAAAGATATCTATAACAGGGAAACACAATATTAACCTTATTAATGGTAATAAAGATAATGAGTTTAGGAACGTGGCTACTTACGTGGAGCCGCTTATATCCGATCAACTATCGCTCGTCAATAAATATTTTATGAATATTGTAGATGAGAATACACCACATCTCAAGGGCGAGATAACACGGAAAATAAACGGCTACAAATCGCAGGACGTTAAAAAGAAGATATATGATGATAAAAAATTGGTGAATATTGATAATGTTCTCGAGAAATTAGTCGCTTGTAAACTAAAATGTTATTATTGTCGCAATCAAGTAAAGGTGCTTTTTACTAAGGTTCGTGATGATGAGCAGTGGACGCTCGACCGCATTGACAATGACATATGTCACTCTAATTCAAATACGGTAATATGTTGTTTAAAATGTAATTTACAGCGCAGAGTGAAGAGTTCTAGTGATTTTATTTTTACAAAGCAATTGAACGTTACGAGGGTCTAACCAGAACACCCGTGATTGCATATATAATATTCTTGTTCGGTTAATAATATTGTTCCAAACTGAAAATCGTGTATGTGATAGAGATGTTTCGCTGTTTGTAATTTAAGTATAAGCTGATACAGGTCATCGCGACGGAGAGATTGTTCTAACAAACATAGCATTCTGTCAATTATATCTTGGGTGCTGTTACATAGATTAATGTCTATTTCCCGTTTAAATCCACCAAATGTATCACACGATATATAAAAGGACCGCATAATTTTCATTTACTATTAAATCTATCGAAATATTTAATATTATTTATACATTTAATATTAAATATAATATTGTCGGTCTATTTAAATGGACGAAATTACATGGAGTGACGGAAGCAAATATGAACGTTCAAAAAAGGAGGACAATCCCGAAAACAAGACAACTGACGAAAATAAAGTTATCACAGAAACTGTATATGACACCACCATTAATAAGCGCGAACACGCTAATAATAAGATGAGCGAGAGGGAGATGGTTAAGCAGGTATGCGACAATCCATTTTTCAAAAAGGATAATTATATAGATATCATCGACAAACAAGAACAGTTTCTTATGCCTAAAAATTCGAATAACGAATAAAAAAATAAAAAAATATGTTCCTTTGTTATAATGGCTTCGTTAAAATATCCTCTTCCTCCAGATAACATACCATTATTAAATCCGAATGATTATATGCGCGGGAAAGAAATTTCATCATCGGGGTATGGTGTGTATAAGGTATTAAATCATCCAGATAAATTATTGAAGATAATGCATTTATTTGATGCTCCAGATGACGCAATGCACGAGGAAAATCCGTGGACAGAGTTAAAAATGTCCCATATTGCCGGAGAAATAGGAATTGGAGCTAAAATATACGGATATTATGTTGAAGATAGGGATATAAATATGATAATGGAGTTAATTGATGGGACGCTTTTAAAAAACACATCAACAAATGAAAAAATTTACAATAAGGTTTTAGAAGTCGCAGAGATGTTAATAGATAATGGTCTCAAAAACACCGATATAAACGGAGGTAATATAATTATTCAGAATGACGGTAGTATTAAAGTTATTGATTATGGACAGGCATATGAAATATCAAAATTGTCCGGTTCGAAAAAGCAGAATCTAATTATTAAAATGGCAAAATATGCGAAACCTCACGATGATTCCGAGAAATACAATGATGAAATGTCTAAACGGTTAGAAAGTAAATTAACAAAGCTGAAACAGGGGCGCGGAAAGACGAAGCGGAAGGTGGGGCGGAAAGCGAGGCGGAAGACAAGGCGGAAGCCGAAGCGGAAGACGAAGCGGAAATCGAAGCGAAACACGAAACAACGATAAACGATATATATCTCAAATAATGTATCTCAAATAATGTATCTCAAATAATGTATCTCAAATAATGTATCTCAAATAATATTAATTAAGTATTAGTATTTAAAATGATAGACAACTAAATATTAGATGACATCATATACAACTCAAAACAGTTTACTTCTTAACAATTTATTACAGTTTTATGACATTGATGATAATCTTGAGGTGATGTTGAATATCATTAACGGAGAGTCGCCAATCTCTCTGCGAATAGTTGATTGGTTTGTAACTAACTATGCAAAGCAGAAGTTCACGGTATATAATTTGGAGGAGGGTGGGCGATTCAAAGTTTATAATGATTATAAATTAAAATTAAAGGCGTATTCAAAGAAACGTTTTGATCCATTTTGTAGGTGGGATAGAATAACTATACCATACAAAAATGATACGCTGATTCAGACCACGATTGGACAGCTCAACTTCTTCAAGTGGGCGCTTGAGAATGAAATTATCTCGTATATAAAGAATAACTACGCCGATATTGAAAAAGACATGAACAATAGAAATAGCACTTCGAAGCGCAAATTGGTACTCAACAATAGCAAGACGCGAAAAAAACGAGAGGAACTCTCGATATCCGCATCCAAGACAATTAAACAGGAAAATGTATCCGTAACTATTAAATTTGATTGATTAATGTGAATACAATATAAAAATTACAATTCGTTTTTATTAATGGGGAACTCTTTATCTATTAATAAAATTAATTTCGAGGATGTTCAGGAAGCAATCGGAAAAGATTATATAATAGTAAATACGCTTACTATAAACAAGCAGAATTGTCTTATAGATAAAACGCTCTCCGCTACAGACGAAGTCTCGGTAGTCAATCGAGCAATAACCGCTGGTAAATTAGGAGACAATATTATATTGTATGGAGAGAATTCTACTGATAACAGCGTATTCTCCAAATATAAACAACTTACCGACCTTGGCTTTGATAATATTTCTATATATCTTGGTGGACTATTTGAGTGGTTGCTCCTTCAGGATATATATGGTTATGAATTATTTCCAACTTCAAAAAGAGAACCAGATCACCTTCAATATAAGGGGTCAAAAAAAATAGACGTTAAAATGATAGAGTGAGGTGCGACAATTATCTACACGGTGTATTAATCTTCCGCCTCGTCCATTGCGCGATTGGCAAGCTCGTCGGCGGCGGCATTATTGTTCCGTTTGACATGGATATATTGGACGTTTTCAAAATTAAGCAACGATTTTTTTGCCTCATTGTAAAGTGGTTTTAAATTATCAGACTTTACCGAAAAAGTTCCATTAAGTTGGTTGATTATAAGAAGCGAGTCCCCTTTAATTATTAAATTTTTGATGTCAAGCTCGCACGATTTTTTAAGACCTAATATGAGACCCATGTATTCGGCATAATTGTTGGTCTGTGTGCCAAGCGACTCTGAACCTTCGCATACAATCCTATATGCGCTGTTGTAAATGACATAGCCGCACCCCGAAGGTCCGGGATTCCCGCGACTCCCCCCATCAAACATCATAACAAAGTTATCAACCGACTCAATATTTATACGTAACGCAATCGTTTCAATCAAATTATCGGTCTGCGCTTTATTGGTATTATCTCCACACCCGTCAAGGACAACCGTTGTTCCGCTCTTATCATCGCTCAACCACGCTTCGTGATAATCGTGACATTTCGTAAGGTATTCGATGGGGATGTTCTCTCCCGCACGCCCCCGTTTGATTACGCGTTGCTGGGCAATTTCTGGAGTGGTTCTGATATATATGTAGTTAATCTCGGGAATATCACCAATAAATTCATTAAACCACCGATTGTATATCTCGTAATTAATGGTGTCAATCTTATCCTCATCATACAACATCTTGGCAAAGACCATCTTGTCGGTTAACAGACTGCGCTCCGTAACAATATACTTGTATCCTTTTTTGATTGCCTTTTGTAGCTGGGAAAGTCGCGTTATGTAGGCCATCATCTGAAATGAGAACGCATATTTTTCCTGATTCTCGTAGTATTTTTCAATAATAGTGTCGCCGTTCTCGTCGCATATCGTCTCCCACTCGGTTACCGGCTCTAGAAGGAAGTGAACATTTTTGTTTCTAAAGAAACGATGTTTTAGTTCTTTAATGATGGTCGATTTTCCCGAACCAATATTGCCCTCGATTGAATAGATGTGCTGAGTCATTTTGATATGTTGTATAATTCTTCTTTATAATTAAATCAATTTTAAAATTGAATTAATAATATACCAAATAATAATGTTACAAATGGATTTTAATCAGTGTAAACTAACCAAAACCGAATGGAACAGTATCGAAATTCCCGTATCCGTAAATGAGAAATATATAAGTAATCTTATTATTCGTGGTTTTAACGATGTCAATATCACTATTAATAAAAGCACATCACTCATGTCGTTCCTGAAGATTACGTCCACCGAATCATTAGATAGTTATGTTTACTGTAAATACATACAGAGTGATATGAATAATGTTCTGAATACTTTGTCGGATAAAGTAAAGCAAAATAGTGAGTTTATATCTATTAAACTTACTAACATATCCATAAAAAAAGCCGACGCAATCCGTTTCAGCAACACAGATAAACAGCTGTCGCAGCATAAAAAAACCATAGTGGAATTTGTGGTGGTCCATATTATTGACAAACTATGTAAATATTACAGCAAGAAAAATGACAAGTGGGTATTTTATTACTATACCTTGTGTAAAATGATGCAGTTTAATTTTGAGTCTTTCAACCGTGTTCTGAAAGAGAACGCGATGAAGGTTATCGGAATATTTAGTTCTGAGTGTCTCTATGACTCTATTATATCTCGAGGAACCGAAATTATAGAGAACAATTCCTATCTCTTTGATTATTCCGATGATAAATTATATGAACACCAAAAGCAGCTATTCACATACTGTAAAGATAAGAGTCCAAAGCTGGTTCAATATATTGCGCCAACCGGCACCGGAAAGACGATGTCTCCGCTGGGACTTTCCGAGCACTCGCGCGTGATATTCGTATGTGCTGCTCGCCACGTTGGTTTGTCGCTGGCCAAGGCTGCCATTTCGTCCGGAAAGAAAGTGGCGTTTGCGTTTGGCTGCAGCGACGCGGAGGATATTCGGCTACACTATTACGCAGCCAAAGATTACACCACAAACTGGAGAAGCGGCGGTATCGGAAAGGTGGATAATACGGTTGGTAACAAGGTTGAAATAATGATTACGGATATCAAGTCCTATTTACCGGCTATGTATTATATGCTTGCGTTCAATCGCAAAGAGGACATCATTCTCTATTGGGACGAGCCAACAATTACTATGGATTACGAGGAGCACGATTTTCACGAAATTATTCATAAAAACTGGACGGACAACCTTATCGAAAATGTGGTGTTGTCATCTGCGACACTCCCACAATACGAAGATATGCAGGAAACGATTGGCGATTTCAAGTCGAGATTTTCGGACGCGAAAATACATACGATAGTTAGCCACGACTGTAATAAAAGCATCCCGATCATTAATAAGGCGGGTTATATTGAGATGCCTCATTTTATGAGCACGAAGTATGAGGAGGTTCAATCGATTGTCAATCACTGTAATAAATACAAAACCCTCTTGCGCTACCTCGATTTCGAAGAGGCGATTGTCTTCATACAAAAGGCGAATG